ACGCGCGGCAAGATTAGGTGCTTTCTTATCCCAGTATTTTACTCCTTCCCGGGCAAATACTGCTGCAAGGTTAGTAATACCGATACCAAGGCTACGGCGCTTCTTGGCAAAGTTAGCTGCAGCGGGTGCAAAGTAGTTTTGATGATCGATAAGCTCGTCAAGCATACGAACGATTACGTCGCATGTTAGCTCCATGTCGTTATCATCTTTAATTTCTAACAAGTTAACTGCTGCAAGAATACAAACACCGATTTCCCCGTTTGCGTCTTCGATATTATAGATAGGTTTAAGCGGGTGAGTTACTTCAACACAGAGGTTAGTAGTATCAACTTGTTCAAGCCAGGTACCGTGACTATTAACATGGTCCGCGTTAAATACATACATACGACCAGTTTCAAAACGCTCTTTAGAGAAGAGCATAAACAAATCTCTAGCATTAATAGTCTTTTTAGACTTAATGTTAGGATTCTTTTCAGCCTTTTCGTATAACTCCTTGAACCCGGACATACCGAAAGCGTTCCATAGTTCAGGTACTTCGTGGTACGAAAATAAAGTTACATTTTGATTCTTTAAAAAGCGATCATAGAACAAACCATCGAACGCAATACAGTAATCTAGTTTACGTACCCGGTTATCGTCCGTACCTGCATTATTTTTAAGAACTAAAATATCTTCGATGTCTTTATGAAAGAAAGCTACGTTAGCTGTAGCACTACCCCCACGAATACCGTTTTGATGGCAGCTTTTTACAGCTGATTCGAACATCTTAAGGTACGGAATCGGGCCGGTATGCACAACAGTACCATTTTGTACAGGGCTATTGACAGCCCGAATACGAGAAAAATTAATACCAATACCATAACGATTGGCAGTAGCAAAACCAATAGCATCATTACTTGCAAAAATTGATCTGAGTGTGTCATCTACGGTAATAAGCATACACGAGGCATAGCTCTTAAGAGTTGTACGCACACCAGCCATAAGCGGGGTCGGTAAATTAATCTTATGCTTACTGAATGCATTGTAGGCTTTTTTAATATAATCTAAACGACGCTCTTTATAGTTCTTAAAAAGTGTCATCGCAATAAGCATGTATGCAAATTGCGGTGTTTCGTATATAGTTTTACTTACCCGGTCTTGTACTAAATACTTCTCACAAAGTTGTTTAATGCCCGCATAAGCAAAGTCAAAGTCTCTGTTATGATCGATAATATCGTTTAACTTATCGAATTCCTTCTTGTCGTACCAGTTCAGAATTTCTGAATCGTAAACTTTATTATCTTCAATATTGACCTTTACAAAATCATAAAGCCTGGGTGCACCTTTACCACCCCAGACCTCTTTACGCAATTGGTAATTAAGTAAACGAGATGCAACTTCTTGGTATTGAGGGGTTTGTTCAGAAATTAAACCAGCAGCAGCTTCAATAAGCGTGTTATGAATATCCTTAGAAGTAATCCCGTCAAAGAATTGAAGATGGGCATTCATAGCAACTTGCTCAAAGGAAATACCTTTGATGTCGGCACAGGCCCATTGAAGTATTTTGTTAATTTTATCAGCAGAGAACTTCTCTCTCTTATCTGAGCGTTTAACAATAGTAATTTCTTTCGACATAGTAGACGTCATTGTAGTAGCGTTTTATAAAAATTCTAGTAACTGCGGGGAATATTATTTACACTCTTACCCTTTTTTATTGTACAGTTCTAGCTTTTTTACAATATATCTAACTATCTCGCTACGTACGATATCTGCTTCAGTCAAATAAAAAGTATGAACCCCCTGAATTTTGCTTTCGTCATCGTTAAAAACGTTACACATTTTTTCAAAACCTGATTTACCGTTAATATCGGATTGCATAGGGTCGCCACAAATAAATAATTTGCTAAAATGACCAATACGAGTGAGTAACGTGGTAATTTCCTTATAGGTACTGTTTTGCGCTTCGTCCATAATAATAGCTTTAGCGTTCCAACTTAAACCTCGAAGATAACCAGTGGGCTTACCCTCAATACGTTTTTCTTTTTGAAGATTGTTTATGTCGGATGTATCCAGCATTTCTTCGAGCTTTTCTAGTAATGGCTCAAGATACGGAGAAAGCTTTTCTGATGCGTCCCCTGGGAGAAATCCCATTTTATTGTCGCTACTCTCTACAATACTACGAATATAAATAATATCACTAATTTTTTTCATATTCATTAGCTCTAATGAAGCTAATACTGATAGAAAACTCTTACTACTACCTGCTGGTCCCGATAAAAATATTATTTTAGTGTTGTTATCGAGAGCAAGCTTAAGAAACTCTTTTTGTTTGTCTGTTAAATCCGGTCTTTGTCTTATTACTACCGGTCGGCCTATTTTTTCATTTTGATGTACTATTAGACTCTTGTCTTTAGTAGGCAGCTGTTGGTTGAGTTTAGACGGACGCTTTTTTTTGCTCATCTGTTAAATACTTATGCAGATCTATAAATATTATATATGTTATTTAATAATTTTGATATAAAGGTACAAAATTTACTAAAAGAGTTTACTGAAACCTTCCCCGTAGAAGAGCAGAGCGGACGTTGCACCAAGGTTACTGGTCAAACATCTTCTTCTCGTAAAGATAAAAAATATATGCGTTGTGCGCGGGTAGGTGGAAAATTAAAAAGAGTGCACTACGGAGATCCTAACCTACGTATTAAGAAATCTAATCCTGGGCGCCGCAAATCTTTTAGAGCGCGTCATAAATGCTCTACTGCAAAGCCGGGAACCGCAAAGTACTTTAGCTGTAAGAATTGGTAATTGTTTCTGCTCGAAACTAATGTTTCTATTAAGTAGCAGAAACAATATATACAATAAGAAACCCGCCCATTGCTGGGCGGGTTCTTTTTTGAACACCTATTAAGTGTAGACCTCTTAGAGGAATACGCTTTGTGTGCCTGGTACGAAGCTTGTGCCAAGTCCAGTTACAACGATGAGGTGATAATAGAGATTTGCACCGAAGATATGATCGATGACGCCGTAACGGGTCATTAAACCAACTCTTGGAGCGAAATCGTTCGGTCCGATTGTACGTTGTACCATTACAGGGATGTAAGGGCAATATACGATACCAGTGTCATAATACTCTGTACCCTTGTAGCCTAGAAGAGCATACTCAAGAACGGAAGCGCGGGTTCCAACTTGGTATTGAGCTTCTGTGCGGGTATCACGGTATACGTTGAAACGACCACCAACGGTACCAACTTTAGCGATACCTACTGGTTGTGTGTTGACGTTACCTTGTACTGAGCACCATTGGAACTCAGGTAGCATTTCTAACATTGCGCAAACGCGAGGAGTAGCAACGATGAAGTTAGCTGCACCACGACGATTGCGGATAGCAACGCGATTAGCTTCAACGATAATCTTGGCATAGAAGTCACGATTACGTTCACCTAACCAACGGCCATCGGCTGATACTGGAGACCAGACTGAGTATCCTTGACCAAAGCCAGCATTGATAGCTACTTGGCACATACGGATAATCATTTCGCGGTCGATTTCAGCTTGGATTTCGTAGCTCATTGCATTGGTGAGTTCGTTATCGATATCGATACCGTTCATGTTCTTGAGATCTTGCTCAAGTTCTACTGACCAACGAGCTGCTAAACGACGGGTACCAGCTTCAACAGCTGTCTTTTCGAATGCAACAACCATTTGTGGGATGTTACTTGATAATTCGAAGTTAGCTAAGAGATTAGCTACACCTTTGTCATTTTGTACCATTGGGAAGATATCAGAACCGGTGCCTGTGGCGCCGCCTGATAACCAACTTGCTGATGTACCGGTGAATGCGGTATTGAGGTAATTATAACCTGCTTCGGTGCCGTCAGATGGTACTGTCCAACCTTGTGGGGTATTGGAAGTAGCACCGTAAGCGCCGTCTGGGCTTGTTGAGCCTAATGGATCTGATTCGTATTTATAACGAAGAGCAAATGCGAGACCAACTGGACCACTCATTGGTTGAACGCCAACGATTTCGTTGGTGATCAATTCTGGGAAGGTACGGCGGATCATCGGGATGAGGATCTTTGGAAGACGGGCATCACCAGAAGCATAGAAGTCGCTTGATGGTTTACCACCGAATGAAGAAGTGGTGCCGAAAGCGCCACCTGTAGATGCGGTATTGCCAGCTTCATTTAAGCACCATTGTTCTTGATTTTCAAGAA